CGTCAGCGTGATGCGCGTGCCGTCCCGCGCGGCCTGCACAGTCGCCGAAAACGCATTCACCGCGTTCACGATCGCCTGCACGATCGATTCGAGCGTGTCCCCGCCAGTCACCAGGTGGTTGTACTGCTCGTCCATCCAGGAGACACCCACGTAGTCGCCGGCCGAAGGTGTGCCGGACAACTCCAGTTGAGCCGTCGCCGATGTGTACGCGCCCTCCACCGGCGTCGCCAGCGGCAGCAGCGCAACCTTGTATGGATCTGCGCGCCCCTCCACCCACACGCGCAAGTACGGCCAATCGACCGTTGGAAAAAGGTCGCAGTCGATCGGCATGCAGTTCTCGCGCGTTTCTTCGTACGTGAGTTGCAGTCCGCTCAGGTCCCCATCCGGTAGGTTCCGGAAGGACGGATGTTCGAAGCGGTTGTCGCGATTCCATTCGATGACGCACCAGTCGAATTGCTGCCGCCAGCATCCTGACACCGTGAATCCGTTCGGGCCCGCATCGCTCATCGCCGCTATCGCGGAGGGCTGCTCGAAATAGCACTGCAAGTCCCGGTCCGGCGTGAGTTTGTAGAGGATTTCAGGCATGTCAGAAGCGAATCGTGACGGTCAGGTCGCGCCCTGGCGTCGAGCCGGGAGCCTGCGGAACCGCGACGATGTCCAGGTTCACCTGGCCGCCCACCGTCAGCGGCAGCAGCCCGAACCCGTTCACCACGTTCGACGACGTCGAGCCGTCAGCAATCACCAGCACCGCGAAAACGTAATCGTCCAGCCGCAGGTGCATCTCGATGTTCCCGCCCGTGGGAGCTTCCCTCACCACGGCAAAGACATCGCGCAGTGCGTGCGATTCCTGAACCACCAGCGCCGGCGCAGCCGCGGTCTGCACCGCCAGCCAGTCCTGCACCTGTATCGTGAATTGGCCCCCCGACCCCGTCCGCAAGCCGCCGTCTTCCGTCGCCGTGAAGCACTGCTCCGCAACGGGGCTGTTGCCCTTCGAGTTCGTCGCGAACATCTCGCCCGCCGCGATGCGCGCGTCCGGCAGCGCGATCGGAAACGAGAAGGTTTCCGATGCGGGGCTGCCGAAGAAGTCGCGCGCGAACGGAACTACGAACGTCTTCTTTGTCAGGTGATAGATGAAGGTTTGTGTCCAGTGCTCCGCCGCCACGCTGCCGAGCGCGCCGCGTCTCACGCGGTATATCCATCCGTCGCTCAGCACCTCTTCGATCTGCACCACCTCGCGGTCGATCTGTACGTACCCGCCCTTAGCGCAGTGGCCCCGCGCGCTCAGGTACATCATGTCCCCGCTCGCGTCCATATCGGCCGCAAGCTCGATCAGCGACGGGCTCCACAGCTCATTCCAGTAGTGCAGCGTCAGCGTCGCAGACGATACCGTGCGCGTATTCGTCAGATCGTCGAAGCCAACCGCCACCAGCTCCGCCGTGCCGCTTCCTCGCGCAATCAGGCAGAACGCCGGAGGAGGAGGTACGTCTGCATCGGCGGCGGCGCCCGCGATGCGCCACCGCGTCACCGGCGACACTTCGAGGCCCGCCTCGCGGTCGTTGACGTTCGCCGCGCGCCCGGTGACGTGTACCGTCATGCCCATGCGGTTTGGAACATCGAACTCCACAGGGCTCGCAGCCGCCGCGGCTCCGAAGTGCCAGCCCGCTTCGGCTATTACAAACCAGCTCGTCGCATCCGGCGTCACCGCCCACGTCCCCACGATCGTGACTTCGGTCGCGGAGTTCGACGCCACCGTCCGCTCCTGCCCGGCGCCGCGCCCTCGCGTGATCCGGACCGTCATTCCCCGCCACGCGTCCGGAACCATAACGAGCGTCTCGTTGCCGATCGAGGTCGCCGAGGCCAGCGTCGCCTGGTACTCCGGCTGCGCCTCGAAGCGCCAGTAGAAGTTCGCGTGATCGTAGTTCTCATCCGGCGGCGGCACGAGTTCATCCGCCAGGCCCGTATCCGTGAACTCCGTTGCGATCGCCTGCGCGGCGGCGATCCGCAGCAGTTTGCCGGGCCACTCGCCGCGGTACACGTTGAAGCTCTGCGTGCCCGCGCCGAAGCTCAGACCGGTCAGTGTGACGCGGTTCGTATTCGTTCCCGCCGGCACGGTCGCCCGCACGGAAAACGAAGGCGCGCTTTCGTTTCCGCTCGCATTGATCGCGGTGATGGCGTAGTACAGCGTTTGTCCGCCCGCGATCGTTCCGCCCGTGTTGTCGATCCGTGCCGCCAGGCTCAGCACCGGCACTCCAGTTCCGTCAGCCGGCCTCGCGGGTGTGATGAAGCCCGCCTCGAGCGTCACCCGCGACACTCCGTCCGTGCTCTCGACGCTGTGCTCGGTTATCGCGAACTGCGCCTCGCCGTACTCGTCGATCACCGCGCCCACGAGCGGCCTCGGAATTCCGACATCGCTTGGCCGCTGCCGGCCCGCGCCGCTGTTTTCTTCGGTGATGTCGTCGCGGTACCAGCTATCGCGGTGGATCTGGGCCGTGATCATCGCTCTCCCGAAGTTCAGCCCCGGCTCGATCTTAACGATCCGGAACGGCTGTCTGTCGAATCCTTCTTTCAGATACGTGACTGCGATCAGGTCGCCCGGTCTCAACCCCACCGCGCGCACGCTCGTTTCGAACTCGATGTACTCGTTGCCATCGATCGCCTTATCGAGCAGCAGCCGCACTACCCGGGCGGCCTGGTGAAAGTTCGGCACCCCCAGCGCCGGTGCGGCGACGCTTATCTCCTGCCCCGTACGTAACACGTCGCCGTTGTCCACCAGAGAGATGCTGTCCTGCTGGTACTCGTTGAACGCGTCCTGAAACTCCAGCGTCACCCGGTTCGGCGTCTCCGCCGCGCTCCGCCGCGTCAGCACCAGCGCGGGCTCGCCTGAAGGCCGCCGCACAATGCCCGAAAAGCCGCTCGTTCCATCGCCGAACTCGTACGCCGGCCAGCCGCTGCCGAGCGGCTCCGTGCTGTTGCTTCCCGCTGGTTTTTCCGGCTGCTGGAGCGCGAGCGTATTCTCCACTCTCAACTCGAGCTTGCCTTCGGTGGAATAAGTCAGATACAGCCGGGCGCTGTTGCGTATGCCTCGTATGACGTCCGCGGCGCTGCGCCTCCGCTGCAGCACGAGATTGCACTGGAACCGCGGTATCAGGATCGCGTTTCCGTGCAGGTCGGTCGCGGGGATCAGTTCGTCGCAGTAACGCCCCGCGCGAGCGAAGCTCGCGACATCGATGTCCTGCAGTCTCCACCCGCATCTCCGCAACACGTCCAGCAGAATCCATGCGGGGTTGCTGGTGAACACCTCGTCGATCTGCACGCCATCGGTGCCGTAACGCTTGAGCCGCATCCCCTCGACGAGCACCTCTACCCGCGGCAGGCTCTTGCCCTCGCTCACGCGGTTTGGCACAACGAGCGACATCACGGCCATGCTGCCGTACGGGTCGCCCAGCGGATTCCCTGCGCCGTCGGTGAAGTCCAGGTTGAACCCGCCGGTGCGGCCGCCGTAAGTCGGAATGTTGTACCAGCCCGTGCCGGACATATCCTTGTCTGCGCGCCCCGCCGGAATCTCGACGCCGTTCACCACAACCTTAATCACGCTCTGGATCTCGCCTGCTCCGAGCAGCACCTCCATGCGCGTCAGGTTGCCGTCGTTCCGCGCAAACGCGATCGGCGGCTTGTACCACGCGGTCCCATACACCAGCGGCACGAAGTCGTTGTAGCGCGCCTCGTTCTCCACCACCGGCGCAGCGTGCCACCCTCGCTCTCCGTAACTCCGCACCAGGATGCTCGATGGCACGTACTCCATACCGCCGAACCGCCTAGTGGCTCTCCCCGCCGAATCGGTGTCGAACATGCCGCGCGCGATGCAGTCCGCGCGCGTGCCCTTGCACGCGGTGAACGGGACATCCCCGTTGAGGTTCCCCACGCCGCCCGGTTGGTCGGCCGAGTATCCGCATCTCCAGAATGGCGAGTACTTAGTCTCCGCGCCGCCCGCCACCGCCTCGGCCCTCTGCTCCGCCGTCCCGGGGAACTTCCAGGGGCAGCGCTTCTGGATGCGTGTCTCCGGCAGCAGCACCCGCTGCAGGTTCAGGCTGTTCATGATCGTCAGGCGGAATTCGCTCTCGCTAACCAGCTCCGGCGCGTCCGCGATCCCGCGCAGCAGTACCGCCGCCTCCGACGCCGCTTTGCCGCTCACCAGGTCGAAGAACGCGAAGCGCACCGTGGCTCGCGAGCCCTTGAAGCCCCTCGCGCGCTCGATTTGCGAAAACCGCGAATCCGCGTTCGCCAACGTTACGGATACCTTCGCGGCCGCGTCGATGCCGCCGTCCGACGCGCCGCATATCTCGAACAGGCTGTGCTTGATCACCCGCGCGTCGTATGTGTGCCCGTCGAAGGTCACGCGGTGCGTGCTCCAGCGCTCGAACACGCCGGGCGCTATCTCGCACTCGAACAGTACCAGCGGCGTTTCCGTGATCGCCTGCCGCTTGAGTTCGTGGAGCGTCGCCATCCTTACCCCTCTAGTGCCGCGCGCACTCGCAGCCTGCACGAGTGCGAATTCGGTCCGTGCGTTGTTATCTCGAGCTCGTCATTGGCGAACCGCGCCGCCTGGTACACGCCCGCGCGCGATGCCGTCCTCTTGTATCGCGATGCCGCCACTTGCGCGTCCACCTGCGCTCCGAACAGCTCGATCTCCGATCCGCCTGCGAGCCGCACGCCGAACGTGATCGCATCCCCGGCGGTCTCCAGCCGCGTCGAGTACTCGAAGCGTTGCCATGCCGTGTTCGCCGTCACAGTCCGCACTCGTTCCTCAGCTCCGGCCCGCGCTATCAATGCCAGCTCGGCCGCCGTGTCGCTTCTCGCCCAAATGCTGAAGCAGTACTGAAGCGAGCTCGGCGCTGCGATGGTCTGATGCATCTCTCCGGCCCCGCCCACGCGCGTCGCACTGGTCCCGCCGAGCGGGTCCAGGTACCCTCCGCCCAGCCATAGCCCCGAGTCCTTATTCCAAACGTCCGCCGTGAACTCATCGCTCCACGCCAGCAGGTTGTCCAGCGGGTCCAGGAACACGAATTCTCCCCGCCTGCCCTCGCACGCGGCGAACAGCGCCTCTATCGCGCCCATCTCGTCCGAAGTGAGACCCTCGAACGCGAGCGTCCATTCGGCGTATGCCGCGTCGGGGTCGGCGAGCTTCACCACGCTTCCGCCAGGCTGCTCCGTCAGAACGGTCCTGCGCACTATGCGCCGCCTCACCGGGAACTGTACGTTGGCGCCTGTATTGAGTTGGGGAAACCAGGGCATCGTCAATCCGCCGTGTTGTCGCGAAGCACAAGCACCGTCGCCACGCGCGTCTCGCCTGCCAGCTCCGTCAGGAGTTCATCGATCTCCAGGCTGCAGTCTTTGTGAACGGCGCCCGTCCAGGGGTCCTCGAACTCGAAGTGCCCCGCGCGTCCCTGCGCCGTGTTGAAGAACTGCACCAATTCGCCCATCTCCGTCTCATCGAGCAGGTCCAGCCGGATGATCCACCTCTTGGCCGGCTTCTTGCGCTTCCTGTACCGCTGCTCGCTTCCGTCGATGAACTCGATCACCTCGGTGTCGTACCGCGCCGCTCTCGTGGCGGGGTACTGCGCCAGTGCGCTCGTCTTCAGAACCGGAAATCGCATGTTCTCTGCCTTGTGATCCGCCGTGATCGCAGTTGTGCCTGCTGATAGCTGCCGTGGGCCGCCGGGCGCTCTATCCCATCTCCCCCATCACGTCGTTCAGGGAATGAGAGTTCAGCATCGCCTGGCGCACCGCCCGCGCTATGTCGTCCCGGTGGTCCAGAAACGACCGGCTGTCCATGGCCTGCACCTGCACCGTCACCTGCATTGGCTGCGTTCGTGGCGCGGCGATCGGTTCCGCCTCGCCCGCCGTCCGCCATATCACGCCTCGAGCCCCCGTTACCTCGCCTTCGTAGCTGATCGCGTTCGGCGCCGTGTACAACACCAGCGGTTCCGGCTCCTTCTCTCCGCCGCCCGAGAACAGCTTCACCAGCCCCGAGATTAACGGTGCGACACCGCCCGTCGCTATGCCCAACATCCACTTGCCGATGCCACCTGCGACGGATGTCGCGCCGGTCGCTCGCGCTACGGTGTTCTCCAGCAGCGCCTGCGTGTTCAGCGCCGTCGCCTCCGCCTGCTGAAGGCTGGTCGCCCTTAACTGCGCTATCTCCGCCCCCAACGAGCCCGTCGCATCGGCACCCGCCTGCCGGACCGCCACGGCCGACGCCGCATCGCTCAAGACCTCTCTCAGTGAGCGCGTAACCTCCGTTGCTCCCGCCGCGCTCAACAGCGCCCCGCTGTTACTTCTGGCCACTGTCACCCTCTCCCGTTCTTGCGGCTTCCGCGGCGAACTCGCGATCGAGCGTCAGCATCGCGTCCAGGTCACGCGCCGGCATATCCGGCTCGGCTCTCCTCGCGACGCGCCAGGCCGCGTATTGCTCCAGCCACGCCGCGCTCTCCGCTGTGATGTACGATCGCGGGCACTCCGTGATCCCGACGCGCCCCCACGCCCACACCACCCGTGGCTCGCCTTCCTGTGCGCGCAGGCCGCATCGACGCGAAGTCTCCAGCCCCAGCCGCCTGCATTCGTCGCATCTCCACCGGGCCGGCCCTCCGCTCGCGTGAAAGTGGAATGCGACTGTTAGTTTTTTCGCTCGTCCTCGCTGAGCCCGCACTCGGACTTGATCGCGCCTACTATCTCGCGCGCCAGCGCCTCCGGCCCGTGCTCAACCAGCGTGGCCGCGGTCGCCGGCTGGCCGTCTATGTTCAGCCCCTCGACCCGGACGAGTCCCCATTCCAGGTACACGCGGTCGATCTCGCCGGCCAGCACAGCCGCCTCGAGCTTCTCCCGCGCCTCGCCGCCGGCTTCGAGATACTCAACCCTCCGCGCCAGTTCCCAGATCCTGCGCGTCAGCTCCAGCCGCCGCCCGAACGACATCCGGACAATCGTGTATCTCACGCCCTCCGCGCTCGCCGCTTCTTTCGTGACTTCGCTCGTATAATCCATCGCGCCTATCCGAACGCCACCACCAGCTCGTCGTCGCCCGTGCCCTGCGCGCGCGCGTCCGAAAACCGCCACTGCAACCGCGTCTCGCTGTCATCGAACTCCGGCACTTCCGGCACCACGCTCTTCATGTACACTCCGAACAACTGGCCCGCCTGCTGCCCCAACTGAAACATCGCCGCGATCGGCGACGATTGGCGCGCCGCCTGGTACAGGCTCTTCGTCGCGGCGTCGTTCAGCTCGAACAGATCGAAATCCAGCGTCACCGTCCGCGGCCCCACCGCGATGCACTCCGGCGAATCTGAACCGAACTCAGCCGCGCGCACATCGATGTCGTTCTCGAGCGTCAGTTCCGCCGCCGTGATCGTGTGGAACTGGTCCGGCGTGTTGCCCAGCCAGGCCTGCCCCAGGTGCCCCGGGATTATCGTGTAGTCGAACCAGTCCAGCGGCGGCTCCGGCGGAAACGCCGAAAGCTCGCCCTGCCCCGCTACGAAGCTCGTGCTGTCGATGATGTCCTTCGCCAGACCGCTGAACTCGAACTCGTGGTAGTCTCCGTTGACCTTGATGCGGAGCCGCTCCATCGCCGCGCCATTGATGATCCGGTTGACAGCGCCTGCCGGGCTCCAGTAGTCGAAAATGCTCACGGTCGGGATGTCCCTCGCCGGCATGTACGTCACCGTCGGCCCTATAGGCGCGCCGGCTCCCGGCAGCATCGAAAACGGCGCATTCAGCTCCACCGTCGCCCCATCGACGATCGAGATCGCGAACCGCAGTTCGCCGCCGAACGTCACGGCCTGGCCTTCTTCGAGTCCGTGCTCTCGGTCAAACCTGAGCAGTTTCGCGTTCGTGTTTTCTCCAGCCACGCCGCCTTCGAAGATCAGCGGCGGGCGCCCCAGGCACGCCTGAAACAGCGCCCCGTATCCCGGCTCGGCATCCTGACGCGTCCACGCCGTCATATAGGTCGTCAGCCCAAACGTCGTTCTGCGCCTCAGGTTGGCTGGCGTGCCCACGTACGTGCGCGTGCCTGTCTTGTCCCGCCTTTTCGGCCTTTGGAGCACCTGCCGCGCCCTCAGCTTCACAGCCGGGAACCGGTTCGCGCTCTGTATTTCCGGCACCTGCCCGTACACCAGCTCGAGGCCGGCATAAAACCGTTCATCGTTGGACGAAATGTACCCGCAAGCCATGGTGGCCTCTCATGTGATCTCTTCCTGGTCTCAGACGCTGACGTCCAGGTCGAACGCAATCTTCGCCGTCTGCACGAAGTTCCGCCCGCCGCGTTTCACCGGCCCATACTCCACCTTGTATTCGCCGGCGTAGAACATCCCTCCGCCCCAGTCGCCGCGATGCGCGTCCAGTATTTCCGTGACCGCTGCCGTGTAGAGCTCGAGGTTACGCGATACGTGGTCCAGCCGGTCGTGCGTCACCCGCACCTCCGCCACCATCGACGCTTTGCCCGAGAACGTCCGGAATTTCTCCTTCAGAGTGTTGTTCAGCCCGGCGCAGTAAACGTACACGGCCGGGTAACTCACTCCGGCGGTCTTTTCCGCCAGCTCTGCCGCCACAAGGTGCGCCGACACCTGGCCGGCCTCTATCGGCGTTAGCGGGAACTGCTCGCGCGCTGCCACCGCGGCAACCGCGTACGGCAGGCCCGTTCCGCCGGTCAGCATCCCGTGCAGTGCCTTCACCGCCGAACTTGCTATCGTCGCCATCGCCCCTCTCCGCTCAGAATCTGAACACGCGCTTCAGCATCGTCTGCGGCGCCTGACCCGCGTCCGGCGGCCGTCCGTTTCTCAATCCCGTCGCCGGCACGGTCCACGTCGCGCCCGCGGCCACTGGCGTATCGGTCTGCAGCATGATCGAAGACGAGTCATATCCGGCGTACACGTTCCAGCCCTGCACGCCAGCCGGCACCGCTCCCGCGCGAACCGTCACCGTGCTCGCATCCGGAACGCTGATGACAGCCATCTCGCTCGGCGCGCCTTCCTCGCCGCTCGCACCCACCCACGTGATCCGCACGTAGTAAGTCGCTGCCGCCAGGTCCCCGCTGCCGGCGGTCAGCGCGGGGCGCTCCGCTTTCGGCACCGGATTCCACGTGATGCCCACCCCGAGCTGGAACAGCACGTCCGCCGCCCAGGCTGCCCGCCGTTCGTACTCCTTCCACTTCGGCTGGTAACGGTCGTTCATCTGGTTGTGGTAGGCGTCCCGGAACGTCAGCACCAGCGCGCGAAACGTCTCCCACGTCGCCAGCGGCTCGGTTACAACCACGTTTCGGAGCGACGCTCCACCGTGCTCCTCCAGAAACCTCTGCAGGTCGATCCCGGTCTCGCGATGCGCCACGTTTAACTTCACCGCGAGGTCGATGCCCTCGGTAGCCGCAACGTCGAGGATGGACGACTCGTACTCCTGCAGCGCCGCTATCGTCGCCGCCGGCCCATCAGTGAACAGGCTCATGTACCTCGCCTCCGCCCTTAGCTGCGCTTTCCGCTTCTGAGCGCGCGCAACTCCGATTCCGAAAGCACAGTTATGCGCATCCGCTCGGCCGCCGCCTTCTGTTCCGCGATGCGCTGCGCCTCACGCATCTCTTCCCGGAACGCCTCGGCTTCCTCCGGCGTCGCCAGGCGCGCCCTCCGCTCCACGATCAGCCGCGCCGCCACCGCTCGCGGCACCTCGCTTCGGATTCCCTCCTTGCCTCCGTCGGACGTCGCCAGGCTGACCACCACTGTGTCCGCCTCCGGAATCGACGCCTCGGTAGCCCGTAGCTTCGAGTAGTAGACTTTCAAGTCCATCTGCCTCTCCCAAAACAGACCGGGCGCCGGTCTCCCGGCGCCCGTATCGTTCCTCCTGCTTCCCTTTCGCTGGCGGCCGCTCCCGGCGCGCCGCCTTGACTTAGCTGTTCACCTGCACGCCGAAATTGTTCCGCAGGACGCCGACGCCGTACAGCACGTCGACCGTGAACTGCTGAGCCAGCGTGTTCGGCTGGTAGCTGAGCGTGACGCGCATTCCGAAGTTCCCCAGTTCGGCGTACTCCGCGATCGCGCCCGTGCCCGGAAGCGGCTGCGGCAGCCGGCGCATCACCAGGCCCAGAGCGCTCCGCGCGAACGCAAGGTTGTGCGTGTGCACCGGCGAGCTTCCCGTCTTCTCGACGAACTGCGACCGGATCACGAAGAAGTCCTTAATCCTGCCCACAGTCCCTTCGACAATGGCGCGCATGCCCGCCTCGCCGGCCGTCTGGTACTCGCTGAACCGCGGAATCTGCCGCAACTGCGAGTAGGCCGCCGAATCCACCACCAGGTACTTCGGCTCGCTCGCCGGCACCTTGGCCTCGAACAGCGCCGTCTCAGCGGCGTCGATCACCGCCTCGGTCAACGGAGTGCCCGGCGTTCCCACCGGAGTGTTCGCCGTGAAGTCCGCGTACCGCCGCAGAAGGTCCGTCTCGATCTTCTCGGCCAGAGCGATCATCGCGGGCTGCATGTACAGCTTCAGCAGGTCCGGAACGGCCAGCACTTTCGTGACGTCCGGCACCTGGAACGTCGCCTCGGCGTGCGTGTCCAGCACGATCTGCGCATTGCCCAGGTTCGGGTTCTGCGCCTGCACCGTCCCGCCCTCTGCCAGATTGTTGGCCACCAGTGTCGGGGGAATCGGCACGTTGATCGTGTCCCCCGCCTGCGCCATGGTTGGTTCGAAATCGCGATTGACCAGGTTCCCCATCACCAGGTTGCCCATCAAAGCGGGCAACGCATCGACGGCGACCAGCTTGACAATCGCGTTTGCCACATTTGCTGATGTAATTGCAGGCATTTTGCTCCTGACTCCTGTCTAGTGTTGTGTCCTACGCTCCTCGATTCGTCTGCCCGGCAACCCGAATGATCTCCTGCCGGATCCTGTCTGCTTCTTCTGCGCTCATCCCCGGCCTGATCTTCTCCAGATCCGCTCCCCCACCCTCGGCCGGCCGTTGCGAGCCTGTCGCTCCCGACCCGCCCGCGATCCGCGCCGGCAGGAACTCCGGATTCTCATGAACGAAGCTCGTCAGGTAGTCGCGCACGCTCACCTCGCCGTGCTCGGTCCGCGCAATGAGCCTGCCGTCCTCCGCACGGACGATGTCGTCGCGAACCGCCTTGAACGCCACATCCACCTTCGCGACTCCCAGCCGCTGCAGCTCCGTGCGGATCACCGAAACGCGCTCCGCTTCCTCGGCCGCCTGCCGCGCGCGGCGGTTCTCCTCCTCGAGCTCGTTCACACGGCGCTCCAGCACCTCGCGCCGCTTCCGCTCTTCCATCAGTTCCGCTTTGTGAGCCGGCTCCGTTCTCGCTTGCTCACGTTTCAGGAACTCTTCGATGGTTTCCCGCACGATCGCCCGAACGTCGGGACTGTGTTCCGTATTTCCATCCATTCCGCTGCCTCCCTTGCTTGTTTCCGCGCGGCTGCCTCCCACTCGGTCCGGCGTTGCGAGGCGGTTGTCCGCGCACCCGTGCCCGCATCAGTGATGCGGGCTGGCTCTCATGCCGCCTGAAACCCCCGCTCGATCTCCTCCGACACCCTGTCTTTGATCTCCTGCCGCGCGTCGCACAGGTACTTGTGCACCAGCTTTTTGAAGATCTCCTTCTTCAGCGTGTCGGACGGTATGCCCAACGCCAGCAGCTTGCGAGCGTCTTCGAGTTCCGTCGTGAAGTCTCCGATGTCGAACTCGTCCAGCCCGGAGACATCCACCACCAGGTCGTCTCTCCTCGCCGCTGCGATCGACCGCAGCACCCGCTTCATCGTGTCCTTCACCAGGTCGCCGTAGGCGCGCAGCACCTCCTGCGTTGTCGTGAAGTCACGCTGTTTGCTCAGCCCCGAGGCCGGCGCGTCGCTGTTGCGGGCCTGCGGCATCAGGTAGCACACCCGGTAGATCTCGTCCTTCAGCCGCGTCAGGTTGTCCACCGCGATCTGGTAAACGTGCCCTTCCGGCTCGGTCCACCCGAACTTG